GAATACCATCTTTTAGTCAGTCTTCCTTTCCACATTATCCACTGCCTTGCTAAATCCTGTCGCAAACAGTAGTGAAAGTTTCGGCTCACCCATGCCTTGATTAGGTATTTGAAGAAGGTCGTTCTGTGCAGAGTCGCGCCGGAAACAACGGGAAGGGAATACAGCTTTAGCAATTTCTTCTTACCATCGAACTTGTCTGTGATTTCGCCTTTGATGCCTTCTATAAGTATCTTGATTTCCTTATAGGTAATCGTCCCTTTATTATTGCAAACATTCTCCATAACGTTAAAAATGACATATAAATCAAAGGGAAACTTATAAGTCTCTGTAACGCCTTTAAATGGGATGTTTCGATTAAATAAAGCCCTCTCAATGTAATCGGTATACATCGGAGTTTCATAGGCGATACAGGCGGTTTCATATTGTCTAGACTGCAAATAATTCAACGCCTTATCGAGATTGTTAAATTCCGTTATTTTACCGAAAGCATTGCTAGGGGCAAAATCATAAGGAACATTAAGGGACGCCTTAACCTTTGTAAAATAGTTATACAGGTTTGCAGGGATTTGCAGAGATGAGTTCAGGTCTATCGTTTCGTCAAAAGCTATATCATTTTTATTGGAATACAGAATGGAATATCTATAAGGGTCGCCGATATAATATACTTTTTCTGGGACGATACACTTATCTATGGCTTCATATAGCAATTTATAGCCGTCTTCATAGCCAACGATAAACAGGTTTTTAACAGAGGACTTTATATCCCTGTCCATACATTCCTTTATGGCGTCAAATCCGGTTAGTATATTCAATTTGGTAAAAACGTCTTTGACCTTGCTATATTCTTCCGGCGTGATATAGTTCCATATCGGCTGTTCCTGATACAGATTGTCATTCATATTTGCCTTTTCAAGCAATAGAGTTCTCACGCACCGCCATATCAACAGGTCTTTTTCAAATCCTTTTTTACCTTCAAATAGGGCCGGATGCTTCTTCAGCATTTCGCAAATCTGATGAGTTTGTAAAAACCGTTTCCTGATAAGGTCGGCAAAATATTTTTCTGGAGAACTTACCGAAACACTTTTAATCCCATATCTGATAAGATTTAAAAGCATTAGTTGTCTAGAAACCTTACTGAAAACAAAGATAACGGAACTCGGCTGTCCTTTGCATTTTTCAGCAATCCATGAATAACTTGCATTGTGGCTGTCAATGACTCTTATTTTTGTCATTTTATCCTCACTCAATTAAAGGATTATATGGCTCTAGTTTTATTTTACATACAGACTCCAATATATAGTTCAAGACTCTTAAATCCTTACTGCTCATAAATGTTTCCGGCGGGAAATCATATTTTTGTTGCCGGCATATCATTGACAAATACACGGACTTCTTCAGCCCATAGCCGCCCTTCCCAGAGAATATCTCAAGCAATAAGGACGGAGCGATTCCGGTAATATACGATAGCTGGTGTAACTGAATCGTCTTACCTTGTTTGTCCTTCAAGAAAGGGTTTAATTGAGTCATAGATACCTAGTGCCTTCAGTAATTGAGTATTGTTTTCAACGTTCACAGGGACTTCTGAACTCTTCGGCAGCTTGTGATACGCATACCTCCGCCAACTTTCCACTGCTATGGCAGCGGCAATAACCCTGTCATCATGCTTGCCGCTTTCAGCTCCAAGACGAGAACCGTTTCTGATAAAGAAACTCATTTCCTCCACCAAGTCCCTGCTTCTTACATCGAGTATAGACATTTCAAACAAGCTCTTAAACTGCCCTATGACGGCTTCCTTGGTATCAGCAGTAGTCTGCCAATGCCTAACATAAGACCTGTTCAAGCTGTCTGCCCTGTAATACAGATACTCTCTTATATGACTGATATTAGACTTGATTTGTTCTATAGCAATATCCCCTTTATCGAAATTCCATACAATCTCGCCGATGTCATAGGTGTTTCTCTTCATGTTATCCATTTCCTTTATCACCATCCGGCCCGGCCCCTGAACTTCAATATTCACATAGGAGTGCTTATAAAAGCAGGCGAAGAAGATTATCAATTTAGCAAACTCTATAACCCCTAAAGAATTGTCTGAATATTCCGCCACCTGAATGACTTTGTCCTGATAACCTTTCCATACGGATATAACAGCATTATCGCTTTCCGATGAAGCGCCATAGCTTGGGTCAGCTCCGATAAAGTAATTCTCATTTTCTTTAGGATATTCAAATATTTTCAAATTGTGGTCAAGTTCTGTTCCCTTATCTACATATATGCCATCAACATTGGCGAATATATTAAAGTAATGAGCGACTGATTTTTTCTTCATCAGTTCCGTTAGCTTTTCAGAGCTGAAGAACCTGTAACCAGAAAGCCGGAAAGCCTCATCTTCCCACCAAGGCAATTCCTGTAAGGCGTAATTCAAGTCTCCAGCAAAAGAAGAGACAACTTCTTTCCTGAACCATGCAAGCTGTTCCATATCAACCTCATAGTCATATAGTTCTTTTACCAATTTTATCTTGCTTTTCTCTTCTCTGGTCAGAGGGTATCCGTATTCCTGAAACAGGGGATTGTCTTTTTTTATCCTGTAATCGTCCCTCATATACCAACCAACAAAGATGGTCTTCTGTGAGGGGTTCTTTTTGGCTTCTCTCCACCTATCATAGAAAGAAGTAAAACCGTTTGCAGTGCTTTCAAGAATACACCACCTTGCCGGATTGGTCTTACTTAATGAAATCATAAGGGATTTAAGAACTTCATCATTAGGGTCATTAACCGAATAAAATGCCGCTTCCGTTGCGTGTAAGCAGGTAAGAGCCTGTGAGCGCGCCACCGTTTGTCTTGCGCTTTCTCTTGATGAAACATGCATAAATTGTATTTCAGAACCATTAGCGAAGTGCATCAATTCTCTGTTATCAACAAGACAACCTACCTTCATGTTTTTAGGAAGCGTTAAATACATGCTCCTAATGATTTCCCTTAACTTCGGCCTTGCCTCATAGCTATGACACAAAAAGCCCAGCTTAATGCCCTTGAGTCCCATTATCCAAAACAGGTCAAGTGAATGCAACACGGTGGTAATCCCCAGCTGTCTCCCCTTGAGTATAAGGAATTCCCTTACTTCGGAGTTCTTTTCTATTTCCGCAAATATCTGTTCTATAACGTATTTCTGGCTTCTGAACCATGTATCCGGAGAGAAGGGAGTCAAACCTTTTTCCTTTGATACAATCCTTAAATGTTCAGCCCATTTGTAGTAATTAGAGATAACCGATGACATTTTTTTCTCTCTTCTCTATCTTGGCTTCCCTGTTATTAAAGATAATATTTGCCATTTTCCTTATTGCCGGCAAGTCATCACATACGTTAATCAAAGCATATAGAACGATAAGTTTTGCGTTTCCTGACATATTCAAAAAGTGGATAACCCATTCATGCTTAAACCTTTCAATATGTGAAGCGTGCGGTATTCTTACGTTCTGTAATATAAACTCCAGAAGTTTTATCGCCATGCCGGTGCCTTTCAGACATAGCAACATGTAAAAAAACTCCCTAAAGTATTGCATATCGAAAGAATTGAGCTTCAGATACACAAGCTGTCCCCATAGTTCTTCAGCCATTGCATCAGAAACTCCACATATCTGGGCTATGCCGTATGCGTATTCCGGTGTTTTCATCGCTTTTTCGGAAAAAAGATTTGCCCTATAATGCTTATTCCAAAGAAAATTAGAGCATACAAAAGATTTTTTTCCGAATAGAAAAGGGTAAGCATGAATATAAATAGGCTACAGGTTAGGGTGATAATCCATGCTAACAATCCGCTTACCAACAGAAAGTTAACAAATTCTGAGATTTTTGACAACACAGTTGCTTCCGGTTTTGCTTCAACCTTCCTCCTCATTGTTCAATTCCTCCTCTAAAGTAATTACATTTCCTAAATCTTCTATATCGAGATTTAGGGAGTCGCTTGTTTCGTTGTTTTTAATCTTATCATTTCTTAAATCTTCTACATCGAAATTTAGAATATCGCTTGTTTCGTTGTTTTTAATCTTATCATTTGTCTTAACCAAGTCTTTTATTTCCTTAATTGCCAGTAAAGGAACTTTAAATTCCTCAAAATCAATCTTTTTCTTTGTTATTCTTGCATCATATATGTCATCGAGGATATTTAATGCAAGAGAATTGAGCTTTGTAACCAGCTCTTTAAAGGAATCTTTGTTTTTATCTTTACTCTTCCCCCGCATGTTCCCTCCTATATTTCTGATAATGCTTATTTATCAGGGTTCTTAAAGCGCTAGAAACGTATTTTCTGAATGCCGGATGATAACTAATAGCCGTTCCTTCAAAGTCTTCAAAGATTTTTTGCTCTAATTCGCCTGCAGACAACCGTCCTTTTACTATTTCGTTTATATCAGATTTATAATTATCATTCAAATCTTCCATTATTGTGGACTTCATCATGTTGTAGAACCATGTTTTTGGGTTATCTGATGATAATTTAGCCGGAACTTCTACAGCTCTAACCTTATCAGTAACTACCTCTATGTCGTTGTATGCCCTATCAATGATAACTTTGGCCTCTTCGGGAGTAACCTTCTTCCTCATTTCGATTCTATAATATTTGGACAATTCCATTTCCGTCCTAAATTTAATACCCGTCTGATACAATGTTGCCAATAATCCAGCAGGAACTCTATCCCCTGCTTCAGTAAAGGTTACATTCCTATTGAACATAAGGTTAAATGTGCTTGCAATTATCGGGAGCGGCGCTGCTTTCAAAAGGCTTAATCCCTCTCCAGCCCCCATACTCCTGAATAATTCATAAATAGAATTAGCAAGCGGGCCTTTTTTATTGGCTACGTGTTTAGACCACTTTACGGCTGCGTCCCCTGCGGCTTCACGTGCTGATTTATTCGTCGTAGAATATTCATACAGAAAATCGAACATTGGAATAAATCCAAGTAATTCCAAACCTTCTGTTTCAAACCCAAGTAAGTTTATATTGCTTCTCTTGTATTTGCCGGTTTGGGGGTCTACTGAAATAAGAGGAACTCTGAATAAGTCTTCCCAGTTATGGGTTTCCTGAAATCTCTCCCATGTTGTTTTGCCGGTCAACTGCCAAGACATTTCATTTGCAAGGGCATAGTGCAGTAAGAAAATCCTTCTGAAGAAATCTGAAAACAATTCATGGCCGGACACAGCACCGGTCAAGTGTCTTATCATTGTCAAATACCAGTCTGGCGCAAAAAATAAAAACCTTGCCGCGTTTCTGGCGATGCGTCTCATAAACAACCATTCATAATTCCCACCAAAGGCACTGCCAAGTTTGTTTAGGAAACTTTCCGCAGTTTCTTTAGTAATATTCCCTTTTTCCATTTCCGCTAGAATGTTTCTCGCTGACATGCATTTAAGGGTATAGAACATCCTATCCCACAACCTCTTGTCGAACTCCGCCGATAGCCAAGTAAGGCCAGTTTTATTCACCACTTTACCTGCTAGTTTAATAAGAGGATTGAGCTTGTCTTGCAACATCATCCTTTCAAATTGCTCCCTTACATCATCAAAACTTGAAAGGAAGAAAGTGGTCTTAAGGTTATGTTTTTCAAATAAATCAACAATTTCTTTTTGCATCGGCAATACATGTTCTTTGAACCAATCATCACTTCTGAATACGCTTTCCCATGCCTTGCCTAACTCTTTAGTTCGTCCCGTTCCAATAGCGGCAGTGGTCAACGCCTTGTAGTGGATAATACCAAACAGCATTTGTATTCTCTTGAAAAGGGTATTCGCACCCAATATTACGCCCATCATATCCTTCGAAGAGTCAAATAACATCATCTTGCCGGCGAACAAAGGCCTAATAGAATGGCCTAGCAGCTCGTATATATCCTTATGAACCATAATCCCCAGCTCTGGAAATTGTCCAATCAATCTTTGAGAAGATAAAGCACTGAATAATTTTGCCGCATTTTCTTCCGCTAAGCCATTCAGTTTCGCTAACCCATTTACCATTTCCTCTTGTGTCCGTGCCGCATAGGGAACTAAAAACTTTCTGGCCGAACCGGTAGTTAAACCGGAAAATCCCTTTATCTCTGTTTCGATACATTTACCTTCTGAAATCCATTTGGTAACCAGTTTCTTTATCCTATCTATAGCAATCGGTATTATGTGAGTATTGGTAACTACATCAGCAAAATCTCTATTTGTTTTATATTCAATTCTATATCCGGCTTCTCCACCGACTTTTGTAAGAATATCATCAGCGTATTTAGCTATCAGTGTAGAATATCTTCTTTCCTTCAAATATCCGGCTACGCTATTAAGATAATTGTTAAAAGAGCCTAAAACTTCTGAAGTAATCTTTTCGATTTGATATTCAAATGGCGACGTAACGGTATCGCCTTTTTTCAGACCTATCTTCGCCGGAAGTCCAGTCCTTGAATAATACATATTATGCACTTTCTCTATCATTGATTTTATGTCTCTGGGCATCAATGAGGGCAACAGGTCTCTTAACTTTTCGAGATTCTTCAGGGTTAAATCCCTTTCCTGCTGTTTTAGCAATCCTCTTGTAACAATACCAAGTTTTGACAGATGTCTAATTGCTTTATTCGTTTCTTGTTTTAATGACCGCAATCGCTTTTGAAGTGGTAATAACTCTTTGATTTTTTCATTTTCAGCCTTGATTAAGTTCTTTAGCTGGTTCTTCAAAAACTTTGTTCTTTCTTTTCCTAATGGTGATGTATCCTTAATAGATTTTTCTAGTTCCTTCTTTATGAAGGAAATACGTTCTCGTGTTATAGTGGAAATAAAATAGCGTTTTACATCGGAATCGCCATAACTTAGTATGCGCGAGATAGAAGGTGCTTTAAGTGTTTTATTAGGAATAACATCTAAAAGATAATCTATTTCTCTTATAACATTTTTTAAAGGAGCAATTATGACTTCCTTATCCACTATTTTGCTGACATTTCCTATACTTGCAATCGCTTTTGTGATTTCTTCTTTTATTGGCGAAATATTTATTTCTTTTGGAAATTCAGCCGCAATATTTTCAAGGTCTGAAATTGACTGAGTCAATACCTTACTTATCTTTTGAGCTTCTCTTATTTCAGGGACTCTGACCCTTTCAAGCTGTTTTACTATCTTTTTAAATTCTGAAATGATTTTAGTTGCAGATTTTGTATCTTCTAATAACTTCTTATCCCTGAGTTCTTCCAGTGTCTTAATGAGTTGCTTTGTTTCTCTCAACTCATTTTTAAAGGCATCTGACCCTACTTTTTCATGGACATAGTCTCTGAAAACTATCCTTGGCCCTATTTTTTCCCCTTTTGCAAGCGCTGTGGTCATTTCTTCCAGAGATTTAACTTTGGCAAAACTTCTTTGCCATACTTCCGCAACTTCCTTTTTTACTTGTTTCAACGCCTCTGGGCCTATCTTGTCCTCTATCAGCTTATAATACGCCTCAGTGCTATATTTATACAAATCATCATATTTAGCTAAAGTAGGATATTTTTCAAGGATATGCTTGGCGGCCTGTTCTATTTCGGGAAGTTTCGCAAGCTCGAACAAAAAATGGGGTTCTGCACTATATTTGTTTATTGGAAGGTTCTTTATTACTTTGAGAACATTAAGAGCTTTTTCTTGCGGCAAATTCGGGATAATATTGGGATTATCAATAACCTTTTTTTCTATTATTCCTGTGAGTTCTCTTATGTCCTGCGGGTTATTGATAAGTTTCCCAAGCTCTTCTTCAGCTTTCCTTCTTACTGTATTCCCAAGGTTGATAACAGACAACAATTCCTTATGAATATCTTTGATGTCTTCCGGTCTTGCATTGCCGCCATGAAATAACCAGTTATAAGTTTTGTCATAGACGTCTTTAACCGATTGTTTTACCGGCTCAGGTGTAATGGCCTTAATTTTCCCAACTGCGTATTTACCAACCTTTGCGATACCATAACCAAGAACTTGCGCAGCTATAGCACCTTGAACAGCTTCTTTTGGCTTCTCTCCCTGTATCAAAGAACTCGTAGCCAGTCCTGCCGTTCCACCAACAACCTTTGAGCCTTTAAAAATGATTTTAGCCAGAGTGGTTGCGTTTTCAATCGTTTTAGCCCTTCTCACGCCTGCTACTACTATTCCACCAATACCCTCTAAAAGTATCTCGCCGACTGCCATAAAAACTAAATCTTCTGCTATTGATAAGGCCAACTTGCCTGCCGATTTTTCTTGTTTAGGTTTTTGGGGTATATTTTCAGGCGGAGAGGACGCAGGCTTATACCATTCAGGGATTTTGCCGACTAGTTCCCCCCCCTTTCTAGGACTAAAGAAGTCTCTTCTAGGACTAAAGAAGTCTCTTTTAGAACTGAAAAAGTCTCTTTTGGGAGTAAAAAAATCTGTCATTGA